CGCGGATCTTACGCCATAGAGCTGTTGAACCATCATCTCTGAGTGCTGATTGCTTAGCCATTAATGATAGTTATTCTTTTGAAAGAAGTCCCATGCTTTGCATGGACTGCCGTATCTGTTATCGATGTACTTTAAGCCCCACATAATCTGTTGCTCTGGTAACGCAGTCTTTAGATATTCTGATCTACCTTGAGGTATCCCGTAATGACTACCATTAACAGCATCATGTCTCCATGCTGATTCTTTTCCATAGAGTTTACTTAAACAACTCATCTGGGTTTTATCATCTACTAATACAGCTGCATACTCTTTGATAGTTAATTGTTTTACCACATCAGGTGAACCTGCGTAAGCAGGTGTAAACAGAGTTATCCCAATAGCGACTAGCACCGAGCGACCTACCCGCTTCAGCGGGTCGCTCTGAACCCTTGATGGGTTCTGCGAATCTAGCGTACCAGCGCTGTCAAATCCATTTGTAAAAGCCCTGCTCAGAGCGGTGTTTCGTTTCATTGATGTCCCCAACCTGTACCTTTGAAGGAGATGCCAAAGCTGCTATAGACCCGGCGCATAGCCTCACCACAGCAGTTAGGATCTGCCTCTTCGTGTATTGATTTCTCTAATTCCATGCTTATTTGGCATTTGACGCATTTGTATTCATAGATTGGCATGATAGACACATCCTTTCCTGAAATGTATAGGCTCCGCAGCTTGTACATCTTTTTATTTCACTTGTTGGCAATAAGTCAGCCAATATGGGCATGATGTCCTTGACTTTAACAAATGCCAGGTATTCGCCCACATCTTCGCCTTGTCCGTTACATCGCATGATGACCATTGGCAGTTTGCCATTAGCGTTAGCATCTGCTTGTTTGATCCAGGCTAAAGGCTGAAAGTCAGCCCTAGCCTTGACCTCGATGGAGATAGTAGGCACATTGAGGATGTCCTCGCCTTGCCTACCAGCCCCAGCAGTATCTGCATACGGAAACCATGTTTTAAGGTACTCGGCTATAACCTTTTGAGTTCTATAACCTCGATGCTTGCGGTGATTCGTCACAGCTCTAAATGATCCTCGCATTTAGTACAGAACCAAACGACTTGACCTTCATCATCTACATACTCATTGACATGATGAAAGATGTCGCATCTGGTGCAGTTATTGACACCGCCATAACCGCTGAAATGGTATCTGGCGCTCGGGTAATGTGCTGGAGTTATGAAGTATTTAGCCATTGATCGAGTGACACTTCTTGCAAGTCCAGGTCGCATTGACTGGAGTATCGGCGTTCTCAATCTTAGCCAAATGAGCGATGACGACTTCCTCATTACACAGTTGGCATCGAATAGTCATAGACATGAGGTTCATCCATTGCCCGTTTACTTTTACTTCTACAAATCCCATCTTAAACACTCCTTAAAGGTTGTCGATCCCACTTGCCTGATGATGCAAGGGTGTACCAAACTGTTGAGCACTTGGCTTCTCCGATTCGATTTGCATAAGTGCAAAAGAACCCACCCCAAGCGCGACCGTTCTTTTCGCCCTCTTTCCATGCCATGTCACCGTGGACACAACTTTCCGTATTAGTGCCTCCCAAAACATTTTGAACATTGGCAATAGCCTCAGCTGCGCTAATTGCTGCTGGTTGTTTTGGATCTCCATAGATTGGCTCTGTCGTCCAAGGATCAGCAGCTAATGCTTCCTCTTTGGTTTTGAAACTTGGCACTTCTTTAGCCTTGGAAATGTCCTTGGCTGATAGGCGTTCGACCTTGCTCATTTCTTCTCTAGAAGGTCTCTTACCTTTAGCTGCGTAACCTCCATTTGCAAGCGCCCGACCGATCGCGCTAGTCTCGCAATTTTCCAACGCTGAAGTGGAATTAACGCCGCGATCAGTAACCTTCTCCTCAGCGTATCCGGTGGAAAACGCAACGCTATCTGCAAAAGTTCTATAAAGGTATGCTTTAACAATGAATCGATCATTTTGGAAACTCTCCAGTTCTGTGCTTATGCGAAAGTCTGGAAAGTCCTTTATGAACTTCTCTAGACGGGTTTCGACTGTCTCGTAATCTGCCAAATTAAACACTTGGTAACTCCTCTTGTTTCATTAAGTAATCGGTTTGTTCCGGTAATGACCAAACAGTACCGTCTGCCCAGGTCTGGACCTCGATGGCGCATGAATTGCAATAGTGTCGGCGTGTGCCTTGACTGCGTGGATGATTGCTTATGACTGTGTAACTAGCTGCCTTTTGACCTAAAAGATTATTAGCGCCAAATCGGACTTTGCAATAATCACACCAAACTCCAGGGGCTGATTTAATAACTGTCAAGGTCAGCCCAGTCAGTTGTAACAATTTGTCCAGCGAGCGCAAGGTAGCTGACGCCGTCCTTGTAACTGTCTGCGTGGTTTGGGCTTTCTTGTAAGCGTGAGATTTTGACAAGTGCCATACAGATTGCGACTTCGTGAGGCTCGATGTTGCGTTCAAGATAGGCTGACCAGAGTTTGGCGATTCGAAGGTGATTGAGAGCTGCCAAGCCGTAATCTTTACCTCGGTCTTGGATAAGGTCTTTTGCTTCGTCAAGGATGTCATCAGCGCGCATTTTCAACCTGGCGTTGGTAATTCTTAGCAACGATTAATCCTTCTCGTTTGCCTTCTTCAAAGCCTTTGCCCCAGCCCATGATGAACCAAAGGACATTGGCAGCTAATAATAAAACAATAACTGGCATTTGTAGATCCATTTGTTTTGCTCCCGTTCTTGTAAGCATTGTTGCTTACTGGATTACGGTCTCACATTTATCCGACAATTACACGCCCATTTACATAACAAAACGGTAACGATTATCTAGGTCTGCCGTAGGACTTTCCAGCAACTATAAAGGTGCCGTCCTTCTCGATGTTGATTAGATCTACCTGGACCTTTGCCTTATTCACATAGATGATGGCAAAAGCCTGTTGCCAGTTCGCCACGCCTTTAGTGTATGCAGCCTGCTTAAAGTCCATCAGGTTGCCTACCTCTACACCATGTAGGACACGCCCTATACGACCGCCAGAAGCCTCTGAGAAGGCAGATCGCCCTGCTCTGTGAGTATGTCCTGAAATGACATTTTTGCCATGCCGACGGGCTGCTTCAAGGGCTGATAAGCCTCCCTGTGGCTTAATGGGTGTGTGGTCTCCATGTACTGCGATCCAGTTGGGAGCAATAGGCATAGGGTTCTTGTGGAAGTTGATACCCAACTCGTCAAACTTCATAAACTTCTCAAAGCGCAGCTCAGGCAAAGCACCGAAAGCAGGCACTTTAGCCATGATGATGTTATAGAGACGATCTGTGTGATTGCTACGGATGCAATCGGTTACACCTAACTCCCAGAGTAGATCTACAGCTTCATTACGGTCATCATCTAGGGTCTGGGCATAACTGCCCATGCGACCCTCTTCCCACTTGCTTATCTGGGGAAGGTCAATCTCATCACCGATGGTTACTACTTGGTCAGGCTTAAATTTGGTAATGAAACTGGCAAGGTTACGGGTTGCAACCCTGTCATGGTACGGAACTTGGAGATCCGATACGACCACGATTCGCTTAATCGTCATCCTCATCTACATAATCGCCTAACTTCTCTGGCGGTATTCCATCAGGCAATATCCAATGCGGATAAGCCTGTGGCTCTGTAATCATGAACATCGCAATGTCCTCAGCAAAACCTGCTCGCTTTAGGCTCAAGAAGTATTCATAAAGCCCAATGCAGTAAGCATCAAGCTTCGAATAACCTTGCTCCTCTAATGCCTTAGTAGGTTTTCTTGCCATGTGGATAAGTGTCCCTTACTTCTTAAGAAGTTCCATCATCTGCTCTTGGCGTGTCTCTATTCTTGCCAATCGGTCTGCGAGAGATGATCCACCATTTGGCGTAAGAGTCCAAAGCCAACCGCGAACCAGGTAACGCAAACCGCCAACAAATACAGCAAGCGTCGAAACAATGGCGAGGATGAACCCAGCCCAATCATTAGCGGTCACTTCTTTTTGCGATCAACTTCATCGATAGCAGCTTCAACTGCATCTGCGACTATGTGCCCAACTGACTTCTTTGCACGATAAGCCTTTAGAGCTGCACGAACCGCAGGGATTGATGCAAGTGCCAAAGCACCGATAATTAGTTCAGTCATTATTTGCCTCCTAGCATGGGGATTTGGTAAAACTCACAAGCCTCATCAGCTGCTTTAGTAAACGAAACATGGCAATGAGCGTTGTGCTTATTAATGCCATCATAAGGACGCCAAGCCCAACCTCTTTTATGGGATGCGATCTTGCCTGCGAAGATGATGTAACTGATTCGCTTTGGGTGCTTCTTTCCGTAGAGACGAATCTGATCAGCAAGGTCTGGCATAAGATCCGGCTTTCCTGATTTACCTGAGAGGTCACGGTCGATGTCAATGGCACGAACCCAACCCTGTTCATCAGGATTATGATCTGACTTGCGCGCAGCGTGTCGGGTATCACCGATCCAGCCATCGCTAGTTCTATCTCGATCTGGGAAGGAATCATCGATCTGTTCCCGCAGCTGAACCGCTGACTTACTTAGTCTTGGCTTCATCGGCGTTTAACTCATCGTAGGTTGATTTCAGCATAGAGGTAAATTCCCCGTTGCCATGATCAATAACAGCGTGCTCTTTTTCAAATGAATCAGTAATAAAAGTTACATTGTCCATGGTCATCTCCTAAAGTTCCGAACTAAATCCGATGTATGAAGTTGCTGAACTACCACCGAAAAAGCCTTGAGTATTAGCTGCAACTCCTGTCTGACCTCCAACGATGCAAGCCATGTTTTGATTGCCCCAGTCATCATTGCCAGCAATTCCGAAAACCAAATTAGCAGTTAAATTGTTTGTATAAAAAGTCACATCTGAATAATCAACGGTTGTTGGAATAATCCGCATAGTGACAGGCAATTTGAAGTGTGCCATAAAATCGCCTGAAGTGTATTTGAAACAGTCACCAAATTTTGGTGAAGCGGTTCCAGTTTGTCCAGAAGTTCTCCAGTAGTACCTTTGACAAGCGGCTAATTCGCCCTGGATTGTTCCTTGACTGCGGCTGAACGGACTTGCAATTGCCCCAAATTCAACTTGCAAACCAGTAATGTCAAAATTATCTGCCGCACCTGCGGTTCCTGTCGGTGTGCAAAATGCTAGGAATTGCATTTGAGTTGCCGTTGAAGCAAGCGTCGCGGTGTATTGAAAACGCTGCCATGAAGTTGTCAGCGTGGCAGTTTGGCTGATTGGTGTTGCAGTTCCTGTAAAGGCTGAACCTAACCCTGACTGATCTGTTCCCGTTCCAGTATAAAAGCGAACATTTAATGCGCTTGAAGTAGGGGAGTAATTAGCCCCAGCTCTAGCCCAAAATGAAACAACAACCGCTTTATTTGCAAATGGAATTGAATTGGCAGTCTCGAAAGATTGCCCAATATACAAGTCATTTGTTGAAGTATTTGCTGCGGTGCGCTGAACGCGAACTGCATATTGAAAACCGTCTAAACCTGTTGAAGTAAATTGTTGCGCAGTTGCACCAGTTGTTCCTGATGATCTGCCAGCAAAAAATCTATCTACTGGATACAAAAACGAAGCGGCAGTCAATGTAACCGCAGCAGTTCCGCGTTGTGCTATTTCGCAAGCACCATTAATCGCTGCATTTTTTCCAATTGCTGAACCCTGCCAACGCAAGCCTGTTGAAGTGGAACTATCTGCTACTAGTGTTTCGCCGTTGTTGCCAACTGCCAAGCGAGCAGGTGTATCAGCTGCGCTTGCTGCAATGAGATCGCCCTTTGCGTCCACGATTGCGTTTTGAATTGCGTTTGAGTCATCTTGCGCAACCCAAGTAAAGTCCATGTCTGTGTTCGAAGTCTTTGAAAGTACCTGACCAGTTGTTCCACCCTTTAACTCTGCCATCGAAGTATCAATGGAAGATCCAAGTGTGCGGATAGCAGCTGCGCCATCCTTAACGAGGTCTGTGTCGTCTGGGGTTTCCCAGCCAAACGCGGAAGTGGTTGCCATGTTTCTCCTTTATCAGGCTACTATTGTAGCGTTAATCCATTGTAGGGTTGGGCTTAAAGTGTTCCAAGTCTCGGCTGCGTTTACACGATCCCAGCGAGTAGTGATGATTGAATAAGCAGTAGGGCTAAGGGTCAGGGTTAGGTTCAGTTGGTTGTAACCAGCCTGGAAAGTCCAGCCTTCAACAAAGCCCTGGAACTGACCATTAGTAATGTTTGATGGTAAATCCACGATGTCCAAAGGCAAGCCCATAAACACATTGAGCAAAGCATCGCGATCGGTATCATCTAATTCGCCATTGCTAAGTGGAAAGGTAATCTCTTTAAATTGAGGCTGTGGGAAAGCTCTTAATCCAAGATAGAAATCTGCTTGTTCCTCAGCATCATAATTATGTTCTAGTGAGGTAGTTATCTGGTATTGCTGTGGTCCATAAATAGCCTGAGATTGAACATCAAAAGCATTAGCTTCTGCGTTTGCCTTGTAAAGGATAGTGACATCATTACGGACATCGCCTGAGCGCTTCTGAGTACGAATACCTCTGGCAAGAGCTGTATTGGCTGATAGTTCGGTATAACCATTTGTGCCTAGGTAATCGGCTCTGTGTGTGCTGTCGGCATAGCCGATGCGTCCGACTGCATCCTCATAAATGTAACCAAAGCCAGAAGTTGCCAAAGCCGATACCAATGAATACACATTAGTCAAGTCTGATGATCTTGCTGTTAATTCATAATTACCTGGTTGATCGATTTCACCAAGTCCAACATTTTCAGCATTAGCCCAGGTAACGGTTGGAGTGTAATCAGCCCAGGTTTCAGCTGCTGGGACTTCGTTCCAGTTGTTCAGCAATAGATCCGAAAGAATTGAGTAGATCTGGT